GCAGCGGTGGTGCTGGACCTTCGCCCCAGTTGTAGATCTTGCCGTCAAGCGAGCGGCAGATTGGCGAAGTGCGGCTATCGAGCACAGCGGTGTAGCGATATCGCTTGGTGGCATCAGGGTTTGCCAAGGCAACCTCGGTCATGGCTGCATCGTTGACCTGCGTGATGCTGCTGCGAACGATGGCGCGAATCTGGTTATTCGCACGAGCGGTGACCAATCCGCCCTGCTGGATCTGCTGATTGACGGTGCCGAGGCGTTCACGGTCAAGCCTGCCTTTGAGGCGCCGAACGATGCTTTCGGTTGATTCGCCAGTTAGCAGACCATTGCGAACAGCCTGGCTGAACAGCTCGGCTTGTTTGGTGCCAATGTCGTCAAAGGCTTTGCGGACCACCTCGCCATTGGGCAGGGTCAGGGTGACGCCATCAGCAACAGTGACGCGAGCAATGGTTGGTGCTGCACCGGGCAGCTGATCGCTCAGCGAAACGATGCCAAGCTGCGTCGGATCTGACGTGACAACAGCTTGCGCGAACTGCGGGCTGATCTCGACCGTGCGAACGATGACTTGAGCGCCAGGTGGTTGCAGATCCTCAAGCTGCTTGACCATGAAGTCACGCTGCAGCAGCGCTAAGCCTTGCAGCTCCTCCGCCATCATCTGCGTGCTGGTGCCAGACCATGTGGCAAGCGATTCCTTGAGCTGAGCAAGGATCGCCCGCAGTCTTGCCGCTGTAATCGACTCCGGGTTGAGCACCGCCAACCGCTCAACGGTGTCAAGGATCACGTCGTTGTAAGCCCTGACGATGCGCCGGGTCACACCGTTGCTGTAGCGATTCAGATCAATCGCATTGCGGTAGAACTCGGCGTGCTCAGTCATGCCTTGATTCCTAGCTCTTCAGGTGAGCAGGTGGTCAGCACGGTGACATCAGCGCCAGCGTGCAAGGCGCTCTTGATCAGATGCTGCAGAACAAACTCCTTCTGATCGATGTCGTCTTCAAGCTGCATCTCCTCAACCTCATGTTCCTTGCCATCGCGGTACCACGAGACGCGCACCACAGCGAAGACGGGATCTGCCAGCTCACGTTGCGTGAAGGTGACAACCTGCTTGCGTGGCTTGCGAGCGCCCATGGCTATCTCCATTGGTTGCGGGTCATCATGCAGGGATGACGCCTTCATCCTCTGGTTCTGCAGATTCTTCTGGGATTCCTGGGACAGCAGCGGGCTCAGGTGCTGCCATCTCGACGTAGCCACCAGCTTGGGTGGATTCGATTTCCTCCTCCACGTCAAACTCATCACCCAGCACCTCACCTTCATAAAGCTGATCAAGCAGGGTCTTCTGAGTGATCGTGCCAGCGGTGTAGAGCTGCAGAAGTGACTGAATCTCTTGAGGCTCAAGGCGAGTCCCCAGAAAGTCACGATTAACGTAGCTGCTGCCCACATCAGCAATGTTGAGATAATGCGCGTGATGAGCAAGGCAGTTGTCAATGAGGTCTTGCATGTTTTGGGCGATGACCATCATGGTGCTATCGCCCTGGCTGCGATCAATGCGCTTGGCTTCTGCCGTCTCGGCGGACAGCTTCTGCCCGAGAACTGCCGACAGACCTAGCTCGTTGATTTGATAAGCGAGCTGATCGAGGCGGCGGAACTGCGAGTCAAAGGCGTTAGACGGTGGTGCGATGTACTCCGCACGCCCCTCTGCGGGGAAGCTGATCGCTTCGCCTGGACCTGCTGAGACTTCTTCAGCGGACGATGGGAAGCCAAAGAAGGCGAGCATCGGCACTGCGGAGATATGCAGTTGATTGTCGAGATCGCTCTGGACTTGGTACGCCTTGAGGTTCAGCTCAGCGATGTCCTCAAGCGGTGGGCGTGACTCCATGAAGTTCACGCGGTTGGAATAGGCAACAGCGAACGGGATGTGATCGAGCGTGGTGACGCCGCTGTCGTGGATCTCAAGCTGCCCGTTCTTGCCCATGCGGTGAATCTCAAAAGCGCCAGGCGTTAGCACTCGCACCTGCTCGACTTCCTTCTCGCCGTAGTCACCATCGGGCACGATGACCTTTTCGAGGAGGCGAAGCTGGCTGAGCTGCTGAGCGCCATCGCGCATCTCAGTCCGCCAGCCGAGGATCTCGCGTGGTGTGTAAGTCACCCAATACGGGCGACCAAGCTCACCAGCAGCAGGAGCATCGACAAGGACACCGATGTGCCCGTAGCGCACCAGCTTGCGGGCTGCTTCGTAGGTCCAGACGTTGAGGTCGTTGCCTTGCAGGTCAACGTCGAATAGCTGTTCGCGCACAATGTCGCTGACGTCGTTCAGCCTGACGGGCTTGCGGGTCAACATGCCAGCGAGCATCCGCTCAAGGCGCTGGTAGTAAGGCGGGCAAACGGAACGGGACAGGCGTGCGTCGTAGGACTCGTCTAGCTCTCGCGGTTCCTGTGGCAGATACCGACGATGACGACGGCGCAGCTCATAGGTGCCACCAACCAGATCTTCGATCAGGATCCAATGCGGCTCTTGGTTGCGCCATGCCGCGTTGGGATCATTGACCTTGGCGACACGGGCTGTCAGCTGACGGTCGTAATGCTGGAAGCCGGTGTACACGTCTCTGGTCTCGCGGGCTTTGCCGCATTGTAAGTAATAGGGTTAGTAGATTCTGATGCCGGTTGACTTGCCAGCATTCATGTACAGCGGGTTGAACGCACCAAGGATGAGGTAGCCCAGACCATCAGTCCAGTGTTCAATGCCTGCTGACTTGTCGATAACGTAATCATCGGCGCCTTCTTTGTAGGTCACATTCTTGAGTGCCTTGATCGTGTGCTTGCAGCGTGGGTGGATGAACAGCTTGAGGTGACCGTCAGCGGTGCGGATCATCCAGTTGGTTGCGTTGATCTTGTCTTTTACTGCCCAGGGCGCTTTGGGGCTGATGCACTGGAAGCCATAGCGCCGGATGATGTCATGGTCGGTTCTACCCGCTGAAGAAGTCTTGCGGGCGCTCCCTGTTGGATCTGGATACGCAATAACCTTCCGATCCGGAAATCGTTGCTTGAGGAGCTGGCAGACTTCATCGGTGTTGGATTGTTTTACAGCGAGTTCATCCCAGATATGCACAGTGTCGCCGACGCGACTAGCCAGAACACCAGCCATGACACCAACGTTAAAGTCAGTGCCCCAATAGATTTCTCCACCAGTGTCCTCTGCGGTTTCAGTGATGTTGTCATCGCTGAAGTCAGGGTAGACACGTCCTGCAAGGGTCTCGAAGGAGGCTAGGTACTCCTGACGGAAGGTGCGCTCGTCAAGGGTGCGACGTGCGGCTTCGATTTCTTCAGGTGGGACGTTGCCGCCTTGGACTGTGGTGTAGGAAAAGGTGCGCCAGTCTTCCTGGTCTTGCGCCTGTTCCCACAGATCGTGGAACCAGTTCAGCCCTGCAGGCGTGGTAATGAACCAGGCTGGACCACCTTGATCGGAGAGGGCAGGACGGAGCACCATCTCCCATGCTTCCTGCTTGACGTATGCCGCTTCATCAACGATGAGGCTGGAGAGGCTTACACCACGAAGGCTGTCGGCATTTTCAGCACCTTTGAGGGCGATGATGCTGCCATTGGATAGTTCGACGCTGAGTTCAGCTTCGTTCTTTTTGACGTAGACATCAGCTGGCACCATGGCGCGAAGCTGCCGCCATGCAATCTGCTTGGCTGATTTGTAGTTCTGTGTGACGTACCAGTTCAGGCTGCCGGGGTTTTGAATACCCCATGCAATGAGGCGTGCGATGCAGAGGTAGGTCTTGCCGAAACGACGCCCGGAGCAGAGCAGCTTGAAGCGTTCGGGTGATTCCCAGACTTCGCGCTGAGGATCAGTAAGGCTTGAGAAAAGATCGTCAGCAAGCGGCTGCCAGTTGGTGTCAGTGATGACGGGTGTTGGTTCTGCGAGGACGGAGCCGCCTGGGCAGAAGGAGAGGATGCTCACGAGCAGAGCTGCGCGAGTTTGGCAGCGGTGTTGATGGCGCCTAAGGCGATGTGATATTGCCCAGCACGACGTGCCTCCATTTGGAGTGTGGAGCACTGCGAGAGCAGATCAGCGATCATCTGAGGGCGTTCTATGTCCCAGTCAGCTTTGAGTTGCTGCCTTGCGAGTTCAAGGTATTTATCGCAGGTGCGATCTGAAACCCCCCAGTTTTCGGAGGCGTACCGAATGCAGTCAGAGCGCCGCCCGCCGTTAGCGATGATGCGAGCGAAGCGTTGAGCACGCAGGATGGTTTCAGCTTTAGTGGTGTCTTTTGCTGCCATCAGAAGTCGAGTGCGTCTTGATCGGATGGGTTATCGGCTTGATAACGGAGGGCTTTTTTGCCGGTGAAATCTTCCCAGCGTTTGACGATGACGTCGCAATAGATGGGATCAAGTTCCATGATGCGAGCCTTGCGGTGAATCCGTTCAGCGGCGATAAGGGTAGTGCCGGAACCACCGAAGGAATCGAGGACGGTATCGCCTTGTTTAGTACTGTTGTCAAGCTGATATTGAAAGAGCTCGACGGGTTTCATTGTTGGATGTTCGCCATTCTTTCGTGGCTTATCAAATTCCAGAACAGTGGTCTGCTTTCTATCAGAGTTCCAGAAGTGACTTGCTCCTTCAATCCAACCGTAAAGACAAGGCTCATGCTTCCATTGGTAATCCTGTCTACCCATGACGAGGGATGACTTAACCCAGATGAGGCATTGACGAACCTGCCAACCGATGTCGTGTGCAGCCCCACGGAAGTTGTAGCCTTCTGAGTCTGCGTGCCATATATAAAAGGCTGCACCTGGGCGAAGTGCGGTTGCAGCGGTGGCGTACACATCGCGGAGGAATTGACGGAAATCCCCGTCTGCCATGTTGTCGTTTTGAATTTTGAGCCCAGTGCCGCCTTCGTAGTTGACGTTGTAAGGGGGGTCCGTAAGCCAAAGGTCAGCAAAGGCTCCGTCCATGAGGCGCTCCATGTGCTGAGCGTTGGTGGAGTCACCGCAGAGCAGGCGATGGTTGCCAAGGATGTAGAGGTCACCAGGCTGGGTGATGGGTTCTTCAGGCGCCTCGGGCACCTCATCGGGATCGGTTTTACCGCCTTCAGGCTCCAGTTCAGTGACAGAGAGCAGTTCGTTGAGATCGTCCTGTGAGAACCAAGGTTCGATGTCGTGTTCTTCGGAGAGGCGATGAAGCATCTCCAGATCCCAGTCAGAGAGATCAGCCGTGCGGTTATCAGCTAGGGCAAGACCGACCTTCTCGTCTTCGGAAAGCCCGGTACGGCGGACAGCGATGATCTCGTCGCCTTCGGTGTCGATGATGCGGATGTTTTTGATGCCAGCAGCTTTGGCGCCTTCGATGGTGCCGTTGCCCGCGAGGATGCGGTTGTCTTCGTCGATGACGATGGAGCGAGCTGCACCGTACCGCTCAAGGGACTCCTTAATCAGCTGAGCGGAGCGATCAGTGCGCTTGCGGGCATTTTTATGGTCGGACTTCAGGTTATTGATTGAGGTCACAGACCCTACGCGTGCAAACTTGCAGGGATCGTATCAGTTCTATTTTACGAGGCGGAAGAAGAGCGTAGTTGGTTGATTTTGGGTTCGATCAGGTGATGGGAGGAGACTGTGCCGCAGTTGTTACCGATGCAAACGCGAACGCAGCCATCATCGAGCGTTTCCCAAGTCGGCTGGACAGAGGAAGCGGCTGATTCGACCAAGTTGTTCAGGCGTTGACGGGGGTTCTGGGTCATTGATCTTGCGGTAAAGGGCGAGGTAGTAGTCATCCCACAGTTTGAGGAGGGTTTGGATTTCTTGGTTGTTCGGGGCTGGCATAGACGGAGACGAGGACAGCAGCGGTGATGGCTTCGACAACAGGGCGTGAGCAAGCACCGGAGGCAGCCTTGAGAGCGGCTGTAACGGCGCCTTGGTACTGACGCAAGGAAATAGGCGGCATCGCCTCTGCGGTGGCTTCTGAGCCCACAGAGGGGTCGCCTAGCGCACGAAGGCGCATGAGCTGCGAGCGGTGGAGGCTTAGGGCAGCGGCTTGGCGGTCAAGGTGCTCGGTTTCCTCGGGGGAGAGGTAGACCTTGACGGCGATGCGGGACATGTCAGAAGGGGAGGGCGGGTTCATCGGGCATGAAGTCGCG